GTGCCCCGAAAGGCACCCTGTCCGTCAGAGACGGCTCTTTCTTGAGCTCATAAAGCCCAGAAAGGATTGTTCTATGGATTGGAGAGACCAGTACACCGGCGCTCAGCCGGTTGAGCTGTATAAAACGTACACCTCTATTCACATTAAGACTAACAAGAACGGGTCCACCTCGGTGGTCACGTCTAACCAGTCTGTGAAGTGTGGTGAACGCAAAAGGCAGTTCTACTCCATTAACCGGTTCCAAACGGTTAAAGGACTAAGCTACCGTCCATGCTCGACATACCGTCGGGAATGGACTCACCTCCTATCCAATTCACCTGCTCACTTGGAACGTTACAATCCGACATCGTCGGTAAGCTACGAATCCGCAACAAGCTATGCTTCGAGCGGATACCCAAGGATGACGCTAGGTGCTAATGCTGGGGAACAACACCCTACATTAGGCGATCAAGCTGTTACAGAGTTGCTTTCGGATATGGCGCAGGTTAAGGCGCAATATTTGACAACTCTAGCTGAATCAGTAAAGACTGTGAACCACCTTGCCGACCGCGTCGAGCACTTTGCACTATTCCTCATTAAGTTGAGGCGTGGGCATTGGCGCGCCGCTTTTAGGCATTTGTTGGGTCACAATCCTAAATGGGACTCACCAGCTAAGTTATGGCTCGAGTACCAGTACGCTTGGAAACCCCTAATGTTCGACATATTCGACCACATGGAAGCCGCTAAGGCATCCTTCGTGGAAGGTATGGCGATCAAGGGCAAGCGTTCTGTTACCGAACATTTCGAAGCCAGTAACCCCTCATTTTGGAGCCCGGATGGCAGATGGTCCCACGATGTCGTTTACCGATACCGTGAAACATGGACTGCTGTCATCCTAGCTCTTATTGATGATGCAAACCTGAAGAAAGCCCAAGGGTATGGACTCACAAATCCAGCCCTTACAGGGTGGGAGGTATTGCCTTATACGTTTGTTATCGATTGGTTTATTCCGATTGGTACCTTTCTAGAGGCAATTACAGCCCCTCAGGGTCTGACTTTCGTTACGGGATCCCTGACCACAAATGTCGATGGGGAGTTTAAAAGCTCCTATCGTCGTGCTCAGACAGACGGGTGGAAAACCGTCGGCCGAGGATCCGCCGAAGCGGAGTACCGCTTGGTGAGAAGGCAAACCATACAGTCCTGGCCAAAACCAGTTCCTTATGGTAAATCTCCGTTCTCCACAACAAAAGTGACGAGTGCACTTGCATTAGTCACGCAACTGAGACGTTAACCCGCCGCTGTCTCCGGCAATACACCCTCCACACAAGTGGAGGAGTAACCAAAGAAAGGGCACGAAATGCCTCAACTGCAAAACCTGGTCCTCACAGACCGGAAAGCGACTCCTGTTGCGCACACCTTCACGCCTCGTGACGTGATCGGTAATGTCGGAACAGTAACCGAACTCAACGGATCGATCGCAGGGTCAAACCTGTATTCCATCAGTCTCCGCCGGACCTCGTCCGGACGACATAAGGCTCGCCTTCAGGGCGTGTTCCCAATTGTCGTGAACGAGACAATCAACGGAGTTGTTGTTCCTAAGGTCGCACGCACCTCGCGTGTTACCCTGGAATTTGACTTCGATGATTTCTCGACCGAAGCTGAACGGAACGATGTCGTTGGCATGGTTGCCGACTCTCTCGGCACCGGGAAAACCCTGGTGAACGATGTGATCGTTAAGCTGCAGGGCGTATACTAATGCCCCGCGGCCGTCACGGCTACATCACGACGGAGTCCCCTTTCAGCTACGTGCTGATCGGGATGTTCCTCGCATTCATGATAGTGACCATAATGGCCTTCATGTTTGCCCTTCATATTACGGAGAAACCGAATAATGAAAAAGACACTGCCGAATCCGTCGACGTACGACGCGAACGCGTGTATACCAGCCGAGAAAGTATTGGACCTTCTCAGGAGCCACCTAGACGAGCTGAACGGGGACAACCCCGCGAAGTTCTATCTTAGGCAGCAAGTCTGGAGTAAGTATAACGCTCCGGATCCTGATTCCGCCGCAAAGCGGAAGGCGGCAGCCATTGAGAAATGGATGTTGACCGAGGAAAAGAACGCTGAGACCAACGAACGTTTGATTTTAACCGAAGACCATTATGTTTTGCCATGTGGTCTCGGCACGTTCGGACGGTTCAAGCGTATCTGTTCTGATATAATCTCGCGGTGTATTGGAGATGTACCACCGGATGAACTTAATTACGAGTTCTCCGGGGGCGCGTCAACAAGTCGCCCTCGTACTCGGAGCTTTGCGGCTTCGAAGTACGCTGGTAGAGTGGATATCACAGGACCTTGCCTGGATTGGTTTATTGGGGATTTAATCTCCTATAAAGGTTGGCTTCGCCAACCGGTCGACCTCGATCTCAATCTAGTCCAGGGAAACGTGATGTTTACGGTTCCAAAGAACAGTGAAATTGATCGTTGCGCTTGTAAAGAGCCTGACATCAATATGTTTGTGCAGAAGGGTATCGGTAATCATTTTAGACGAGCCTTGCGAAAGCTTGGTATCGACCTGAATGACCAATCGATAAATAGGTCCCTCGCACAATACGGATCAAAGACTGGGTCCCTCGCGACCGTCGATCTCTCGGCGGCCAGCGATTCGGTTACCACAGCATTATGTGAAGCTTTATTGCCCACGCTGTGGTACAGTCTTTTGATGACTACCAGGTCCTCTCACACTTCGGTGTATGAGGGGACGTGGCACTGTAATGAAATGATGTCAAGTATGGGTAACGGTTTCACGTTCGAACTTGAAAGCCTACTATTCTACGCCATAGCGAGAACAGTGTGCATTATCAAGGGCGTTCGCGGCCGTATCTCCGTTTATGGGGACGACCTTATTGTCCCCGTCACTGCTTACCAACCTTTGGAGGCGGCGTTGACGTTTCTCGGTTTTAGTTTTAACCAGCTGAAATCGTATGAACGCACCCCCTTCCGGGAAAGTTGCGGTGGCCACTATTACGGTGGACTTGATATAACTCCTTTTTACATAAAGGGACCTCCTAAAAAGATAATGGACGTTATTCACTTGTGTAATCAAATACGCAAGTGGAGCGACCGGCAATCCGTAGGGGGGTTACTCGACCCGACGCTCGAGCCGCTATGGCAAGAGTTGACGGGATTCGTACCCTTGAAGTACTGGGGAGGCGTCGATATGGACTCGAAAGACGCGCTTGTGACAGCGCGCGTTCCGAGGGTTTCGTATCGCCTCGTACCAATTGTCGAGGATCGCGCACTACGTGTGGGCGATTACGTCAGGAGCCTTCATATGGGCCCGGCCGGAGAGAAGCCAACTAAGGCAACCGGTCGGTACCGCCCAAAGAAGGCGACCACTTCATTTACGAACCGTAATCTTATGCGGGTTTACCCGCACGAGATGCCAGCATAACGGGCCATTCGGCCCGTCACCGCCTTAAATGGCGGGGGTGCCCGCGCAAGCGTGCC